CTCGACTGTTCAACTTTTTTAGTTTTCTTGCGTGAAAGGGGGATATATGGCTAAAAAGAGTAAAAATATTGAAGAAAGTGAAGAAATTAAGCAAATTAGAAGTGATTTAATGGAACAACTTATAGAGCAAGGGAAATTTGGTAAACATTTTGAAAGTCTGGTAGAGGATTATATAAATTTAGAGAAGTTAAAAAGAGTAATACAGCAAGATATTGATGATAATGGATTAAGAATTAAAGTAATGACAGGAAATGGCTTTAAATCAGAAAAACCAAATGAAAGTGTTCAAAATATACTTAAAGTGAATGGGCAACAGCTAAAGATACTTCAAGATTTAGACTTAAAAGCTCCGTCTCAAACACCGAAAGAAGGTGAAGGAGATGATTTGTTGTAAAGAAATAGATGAATATATAAAGTTTGTTGAAGAAAATCCAAACGAAACAGATGACGAAATAAAACTTTTAATTAAAAATATAGTAAAGCCGACATTATCAAGAGATGATGTCTTTTTTGATGAAGAAAAATACTATAAATGTATTAAGTATTGCGAGAAATGGTATTATAAATTGTTTCCATATCAAAAATTTATATATGCTTTTGTTTTTATGTATGAGGACAAAAATAGAGATGTAGTAATATTTCCTGACATTTTCATTTTAATGGGTAGAGGAAATGGCAAAGATGGAATGATAATGCCACTTGCGAATTTCTTACAAACTCACTACTATGGAGTTAAAAACTATCATATAGACATTGTCGCTACATCAGAAGAACAAGCTCTAAATTCATTTAATGTTGTTTATAACATGTTAGAAGATAACAAAGAAATAATGAAAAAGTATTTCTATTGGAATAAGACAGAGGTTATAAATAAAATCACACATTCTATATTAAGATACAACACAGCAAATGCTAAGACTAAAGATGGAAAACAAACTGGAATGATAATCTTCAATGAACTTCATGCTTACGAAGATTATAAACAATTAAATGTTTATTCGTCTGGACTTGGAAAAATCATTCATTCAAGAACTGTTACTATTACAACAAATGGAATAGTAAGAGAAGGTCCGCTTGATGAGAAAATATCTCTAGCTACTCCAATTTTAAATGGAGAAAATAATTTGTTAGGAATGCTACCAGTAATTTATAAAATAAGCAATAAAGAACTTGTAGATATTCCGATGAAAAAATATTTAGAAACAGGAAATAAAGAAGATATAGATATAATAGTTTGGGTGCAAGCTAACCCTAGTTTAAGGTATAGACCAACATTACTTAATGAACTTATTCGTGACTATACAAAAATGCAAAAGCAAAAATCTTATAGAGTAGAATTTTATGCTAAAAGAATGAATTTACCTGAGCAGGACGAGGAACAAGCAGTTACAGATTGGAATAACATCTTAAAGGCTTCTTATAGTAATGTAGACAAGGAGATTCCAAGAATAACAGGAGAGATAGAAGGTAGAAAAGCAATAATAGGAATTGACTATGCTTCATTGAATGACTTTGCTAGTGCTGGTTTTTTATTTAAAATAGATGGAGAATACATTTGGAGGCAAAAGACTTGGATATGTTCCAAGTCTAAATTTTTTGGAGATATAAAATTTCCATTTGATAATATAGGACAAGAAGGTTTTGAAGATTTTATAGTAGTTAATACAGAAACAATAGATGCAGAAGAAATTATTTTGTGGCTAATTACAGAAATGTCTAAATACAACATACAGAAATGGGTAATGGATATGTACAGATTTTTATTATTAAAAAGCATATTTGAGAAATATGGAATATCAATAGAAGATAAAAATAATCAATATCGGACAAGTTAGAATGATAAGGAGATTTGATAGCATTATGGCAATAGTTGCACCACGTATTGAGGTAGCTTTTGCAGAAGGAAAAATAAACATTGGAAATAGTGCGATAATGCGTTGGGCTATAAACAATACTGCCATTAAAATCGGAAAAGATGGAAATAAAAAGTATGAAAAGATAGAACCGAAACTAAGAAAAAATGACCCATTCATGGCTTTTGTAGCAGCAATGAGCGTACAGGAGCTATTAGATGAAGAAATTATATATGTATAGGAGGTGCAATAGATGATATTTGATAAGTTATTTAAAAATTCAAATGGAGAATTTGTAAATTTTATAGATGTTTTATTTGGAAAAAATGAATATCAAAATTATATATACACATTAGCAGAAGCACATGCAATAGATTTAATTGCTAAAACAATTGCAAAATGTGAAATACAAACATTTGAAAAAGTTAATAATAAAATACAAGAAACAAAAAAAGATTTATATTGGACTTTGAATTTGCAACCTAATTGTAACGAAAATGGTACAAATTTTTTATATAAGTTAGTTATAAAATTATTAACAGATAAAACAGCTTTAATTATTATAAATAAAACGGCAAAAAATAATTGGTTATATATAGCAGACAGCTATGATGCTTCTAATGATATTTTATATGGAAAAATATTTAAAAATATAGTCGTTTTAGATGATGAAGGAAATTCATTACCAATAAAAAGAACATATAATCAAAATAACTCAATATATTATTCACTTAAAAATACAAATTTAATGAAAGCAAGTGAGAGTTTTAAAGATAATTCTGCTAAAGTATTAAAGGCAGTTCAGAGTAGTTTTATAAAAGCAAATACTAATAAGTGGAGATTAAAAAGGCCTGGAACACAACCAACAATGATAGATATTAAAACAAAACAACCAATAAGTTATGAAGAATATATAAAAAAGATCACAGATGGACTGTTAAATGAAGAAGAAGCAATAATAATGTTGTCAGATTTGTTTGACCTTATAAATTTAAACAAAGACAATAAAAAAGAATTAACAGATTTCGAAAAAATATTTACAATAATAGCTAGTGAAGTAGCTCAAAAATGGAGCATTCCATTAGATATATTTTGTGGAAATAAAACAGAAAAATCAACTGGGAATAGTGATTTTATTACTTTTGCAGTTGATATTTATTTTGAACTAATAGAAGATGGATTGAATGTTGGTTTAGTGGGAAAAGAAGATTTTCTAAAAGGAGAATATGTTAAATTTAACAGGACCAATATAACACATAAAGACGTATTAGATTGTGGGACTGGAATAGACAAACTTACAGCTAATAGATTTAGCAGAAATGAAATAAATAAGTTATTAAAATTGCCAGAAATCGATGAAGATTGGGCGAACGAACATAATTTAACTAAAAACTATGGAAATGTGAAAGGAGGTGCAGAAGAAGATGGATAAGTTTTTGAATTTTAATAAAGTTAATGAAAATGAAACAGAGTTATATATTTATGGCGATATTCGAAAAAAGGATTGGATTGATTCTTGGTTTGGCACAGGACAAGATACTACAGATGCGTTTTCCTTAAAAAATGCATTACTTGCTGTTGACACACCAAACCTAACTGTTAGAATTAACTCATATGGTGGCTCTGTTTCAGAAGGACTAGCAATTTATAGTTTATTGTCTGAGTTTAAAGGTCATTTGAAAACAATTGTTGATGGCTTTGCATGCAGTGCAGCAAGTGTAATCTTCATGGCAGGAGAGGAAAGAGTTGTACCAGAAAATGGACTTCTTATGATACATAATGCGTGGAGTTATGCTGAGGGAGATGCTAATGTAATGAAAAAGATGGCGGAGGATTTAGAAAAGATAACGCAACCATCTGTAAATATCTATACAAGTAAAACTAATTTATCAGAAAAAGAAATAAAAGAAAAGATGGATAAAGAAGAATGGATAACTTCACAAGAAGCATTTGAATGGGGATTTTCAACAACACAAACTAGAAATGAAGCAAAACAAGCATTAGAAGCAAACTATATGTTTAAACTAGTTTCGAAGTTAAAAGAAAAAGATAAGACAATAGAAAGCTTAAAAACAAAAATTGCTCAAAATAATATTTTAAAACCGATTAAAGAGGACGCATGGACGTCTTTTTTTAATACAAAAAATTAAGAAAAAGGAAGGTAAAAAGATGAAAATTAACGAAACAAAAATGAAAAAAGCTCAAGAAGAGGCTGTAGAAATTCTTCAAAATTCAGAAAACAAGGCAGAAGCTATTGTAGAAGCAATGGAGAAAATCAATGAAGTTCAATATGAAGAATTGATTTCAGAGATTACAGAACAAGCAAGTAGAGCAGAAAGCGACAAAGAATATGCAAAATCTTTAGGTTTAAGAACATTATCAAAAGAAGAAACAGAATTTTTTGAAGCGTTAAAAAATGACCCAAGACAAGCAGTTACAGGAAATCAAGTAGACATTCTACCAACAACATTTATTGATATTACTTTAGAAGATATTAAGAAAGAAAGCGGACTATTAAAATATATCAATTTTGCACCAGCTAATGTAAAAAAATGGATTACTGCATCTAAAACAGGAGCTTATTCATGGGGAGCATTAACAGACAAAATAAAAGGAGAATTAACAGCTAGTTTTGCAGTATTAGATATGGAAGTTTGTAAATTAACAGTTTACTTAGTACTACCAAAGGCAATTAGAGATTTGGCTTTACCATTTGTTGAGAAGTATTGTAGAGAAATTTTAAAAGAACAATTAAATGATGGCTTAGAGTATGGAACATTACAAGGAACAGGAAAAAATGAGCCTGTTGGTATGTATAAACAAATAGCAAAAACAAACGATGATGGAACTCATCAAGACAAAACTGTTAATACAGATTTAATATCATTTAAACCAAAAGCATTAGCAGGAGCTAAGAAATATTTAACAAAAAACGGAGCAAGAACAATAGACAAGCTAGTTTTAGTTTGTCATCCGAATGATGAAGCAGACTATGTTGCACCTGCAATTTACAATGATGAAGGAAGAAATATAGCTTCTTATAAAAATCTAGAAGTAGTAACCTGCGCAAACAACCCACAAGGAAAAGCTGTATTGTTTATTCCTAAAAAATATACAATGGGATTAACAGGGCTAGGATTTAAAGATTACGACCAAACAATGGCTTTAGATGATGCAGATGTCATTATTGGAAAAGGATATTCTAATGGTAGAGCTTCAGACGATAATGTCGCTTATGTATTTAATGTAACAAAACTAGAAGAATATATTCCATCTGTAAAAGTAGTTGGTACAGTTGCTACTACTGTTGAAGGAGAAGTAACAACTAAAACAGCAGCACAAGGGGCTTAAGTATAAGCTCCTTTTTTAAATGAGGAGGTTCGTTATGTACAAAGTAGTCTATAAAGAATTTTATGATATGAAAGACAAAACAAAGCATATATATCACGAGGGAGATATATTCCCGTTTGATAACAGGAAGATACCTCAAAAGAGAATAGATGAATTAAGTACGGAGAATAACAAAATAGGAGTTCCTTTAATTGAGAAGATTGAAGAAACAGAATAGAGGTGTATTAGATGGATGATACACAATTAAATAAACTTTTGCAAGAAATAAAAGGAGAGCAACACATCTCTCCTTTTGAAGAAGATAGTGTAATTACAGGTTATATAAAAGAAGCAGAATATGTTATCAATAACAGTTCTGGAGCAAACATTGAATATGAAATTGATTTAGAAGCGAGAAGTCTATTAAAAAACTATGTTTTCTATGCAAGGCATAAAAGATTAGCTGAATTTAATCAGTTATATGGAGACAAAATTGCTTATTTACAAGCAAAATATTACAAACCTACCGACTTACAATGATGGTAAGTTTAGACTTTTTGAAATCAAACAAACTGATACAACATATCCAGTTGAGTATTTACATGATACTGGATATGATATTTGGTTTGAGGAATTATCAATTTCAGATAGATTAAAGTTTGAGGCGGAAGAAAGAAAAAAGAAAATAACCTGTAAATTAAGAATTGAACAAGCAAAACAAATCAATTCACTATGTGTTGTTAAGATAGGTAATAAATATCATAAAGTATTTAATGCTTATCATTTTACAAATAATGATGGATTTAAGCAAACAGACTTAACTTTAGAAGAATATCCACGTGTTAAATTGGAGGAAGAAATATGTCAAAAGAAGAACTAGTAGAATTGTTAAAAGAATTAGAAGTTCCACTAAGTGAAGAAACTCCAAAAGACAATGATGTGGAAGAAGAAATTAGAATACATTTCTGGGAGTATGACTGGGAAGATATAACAGCAAGCGGTTCTAATTATAATACAAATGTTGGTTATCAAGTGTCAGTAATAGCTGACAGACCAAGACACTCTAAACTACTAGAATTAAAACGAAAATTAAATCAAAGAGGTATATTTCCAACAATTCAGCATGAATATTTGAATGAAAAAAGAAGAGTACATTCATTTTTTAGAATTGATATTTTAGAAAATATTGGAGCAGAAGAAAATGAGTAATGTATATGGATATTCTGGATTTGAAGCTTTATCAGAAATATTAGAAAAATATTCTGATAAGGTTGATAATTTTGTTGATGTACTAGAAGTTGGAGCAGAAGAATTTACAAAAGATTTGCTAAAAATGCCCAGACCAATTTCGAAAGTTAGAAAAGTAGGATATACACATTTAATTGATACTTTTGCTTATAGAAAGAAAAAAGACGAAGTTGAAGCTGGTTGGGGGAAATATTATGGACCAATGTTAGAGCATGGAACTAAAAATATGAATGCTTATCCACATGTTTATCCTTTATGGGATAGAAAAAAAGAAAAATATTATAAAAAAATGATTGCTAAATTAGATTTTTAGCAGTCATTTTTTAATTTATAAAAGAAAGAGGGAATAAAAAATGGCAATTGAAACAAAACGTCCAATGATTAAAGAAACAGTAGGAGCATTATACGTAGCTTTTAACACTCCTAAAGAAAATGGAGATTTTGATTTAACAAGTTATGAGGAAACAAAAAGAAGAGATGTAGTAAAACAAATTGGAACTACAGAAAATGCAGAAAGCACAGTTGTAAGAGCAAGTGGAGGAGACTATGTAACAGCTTCTCAAACATCAAGTGTAGAACAATCAGTAGAAGTAGTTGCATTTGATACCGATGTGTTAGCGAGAATGAGAGGAGATAAAGTTGGAAAATATCTAATAAAGAGTGGAGCATCTTCTCAAAGACCATATTTTGCTTTTGGTAAAGTTGTAAAAAAACTTGGTGGAGTAATTGAATATGTTTGGTATCCAAAGTGTCAATTAGCTGAGAACACAGATGATATAGCAACATCAGAAGACAGCTTCTCAGAGCAAAATGATACATTAACAATTAAAGCTTTATCTTTTGATGATGCAGGAAATAAGTCTGTAAGAATTAGTAGCGAAATGGACAGTTTCCCAGCAAATTTAACAGAAGAAATGTTTTTTGATAAAGTGTTAACAACGGATGCTGAAATAGATGCTTTAGTAGCACCAACAGTAGAAGGGGCTTAAAAACGCCTCTTCTAACTTTTAGGAGGAAAATAGTATGGAGATAGAATTAAAAAATGGCGAGAAGCTAATTTTAGAGGTGTCATCACTCATATTAGAATACATTGAAGACTATCAAGGAGGCATAGAACAATTAAAAAAAGATGCCGAAGGTCAAGTAGATAAAAATGGTTATACAAGAACGATGTATGCAACAAATCAATTACTATATGCAATAATAGCTTCTAATTATGATAAGCCATTAACATATAGACAGGCGGTGCGACTTGTGAAATTAGAAGATGTTTCAAAAATAATTGAGTTTACCAAAAATAATATTCCAGAATTAAAAAGAGAAATGTTAGACAAAGAGCATAAATTTTAAACAAAGACAAAAAAAGACTAAGGCTATTCGACAAAAATCGACAAACGATAAACATAATTCATGTTATTGTTCTTAATATATAGAAATAAAAGGAGTAAAAAGGGGAAGATAATGTGAGATGTTATAACTGTTCAAAAGAAATAAGTCAGGTAACTATTTGTCCTTATTGTGAAAAAAATCAAATATATTCAACATTAGAATTTAATGTAAAAGGAACTACTTTTGAAAATGAAAACGGAAAAGATATACAAAAAGAAATAAGAAAAATATATTTAGAATATGAAAAAAATGGTTGCTTTGAAAAATATGGAGGTTATACAAATGCAGAAATAAAAGCAATTGATACTGAAGTTGCAGAATTTGAAGATGCAGAATTAGAAATGAATTTGAAAGAAGATGTTTATGAAGGAAAACCATATGTAAAGATATATATACAAAGATATGATGATACATACTGCCATGTGGGCTATATGCCAAAAGGCTTAGTAAAAAGATACTTAAAGTTAAGAAAAAATTTTAAAGAAATAAAAATGAACATTACCTTGATTGGCGGGAAAATTAAACAATTAGAATACGATTATGATACAGAAAATAAAAAAATAGAGGTTGTAGACCTTACATATGGATTTGAAGTTAAACTAATATTTTATAATGATGAACAAAAATTTCAACAAGAAGTAGAAAAAAACAAACAAAAAGCAATAAAGAAATGGGAAGCAATAAAAGAGCAATCAAATAAAGAAATAGAAATAAATACAGAAAAACAAGAAATAACAGTAGAAGAAATATATAATCAAGTTCAAGATGAAGCACAAAAAGATACAGAAAATGATGATTTTAGAAAACGCAATCAAAAAAGCAATATTATAGTTTTTCTGATTATTGCTATTATTAGTATACCATTTATTTGGGTATTATGGAAAATTTTAAGCATCATATTTTGGATAATTGATGTTTAAGATGTAAGTACTTATTTAGGTAAGTGTTTTTATTATGGAAAAAATTAGTTTATAAGTATTGTAAAAAATCTATGTATGTAATATAATACAGAAAAAAGAATAATAATATAAGGAGGTGTTGCTATATGGAACAAGAAAATAATATTGTGTATGATGCATATTATCTAATTAAAAAATTTAATGATAATAATATAAATGTTAGCAATTTGCAGATACAGAAACTTATGTATTTTTTCGAAGCATATTATATGAATGTTTATGAAGAGGCAGATAAGTTATATGAATGTAACTTTAATGCATGGGCATTTGGACCAGTAGCAATACCATTATATAAAGAATTTAGAAAATTTGGTAATGGAGATATAATACTAACAGAGGAAAACAAAAAAGCAGGTAATAGTATATCTAATGAAAAAAAGAAGTTATTGGATGATATATATGAAGCTTTTAAAAAAATATCTGCAAACAATTTAGTTAGATATACTCATATGAAAGATTCGCCTTGGGATATAGTATGGAAAAGAAATGGTGGAAAAGTTGGATATGGAGCCAACACATATATAGACAAAAAAGAAACAAAGAAATGGTTTAGAGAAAATTTTGAAAAAAGACAATAATAAAACTTTTAAAATAACACCACCACCCATTCCTAGACAAAAACAAAATTTAGATATAAATACTGAAATACAGAGTTTTAGAACTGCTGTAGAATTACAATATATAGCAATGATGAATTTTAAAGATGAAACAATTACAGAAGAAAATAAGGAAAAATTAGAAAGACTAATTTTTGCAACAGAAGATTTGATTAGTAATTGTATGGAAAATGACAAATATTTTGGAAACAGAGACCAGTATTTTATTAACTTAATATTCATTTGTCATAAATTATCTTTAAGAATAGAAACATACAAAATTGAAGAAAAAGTAAATGAATTAAATGCTAAAAGTAACATTATAGATGCAAATCAAAAGGAATTAGAAGAAAAACAAGCAAGAACAGAAGAAACAAATAATAATTTGGTCTATAATTTATTGGGGTTTTTAACATCATTTAGTATTGTCTCAGCTGTAGTTGGAGTAATTACAAAAATTGAAGGAATAGTTAATGTTATGCTTTTTATGGCTTTTACAGTTTTAATACTTTTAACTACACTAATTGGTTTACACAATTTTTATAAAAGCAATAACAAAAAAGAAAATAAACTACAAGACAATTATTTTCTATGGAAGATAATTGTTATAATAATTATAATATTATTTACAATTCTAGGTATACAATTCATCAAAGACAATAAAGATAATATTTATTCATATATAGATAATAAAGTAGAAAATATGATAGAAGAAAAGTTAGAAAACAAAATAAAATGATTTTTTAAGCATCAGTATAAACTGGTGCTTTTTATTATGCATTAAAAGAGGTGAGAAAATGTCAAACGAATTAAAAAGAGTAGGATTAGTATTTACTCAAGAGGGAGCAGTTGATTTCAAGAAAGCTTTACAAGAAGTTAATCTTGAATTAAATAAAAATTATAATCAGTTTAAATTAACACAAGCACAATGGGATAATTCAACAAAATCAACAGAAAAATTAAGAGCAGAACAAGAATATTTAAAAAATGCTTATGAAATTCAATCTGATAAAGTATCTACTCTAAAAATGCAATTATCAGATTTAGAAAATGCAGAAAACAAAAATGTAACAGCAATAAAAAAGAAAAGAAATGAATTAACGGCAGCAGAAGTAAAATTAGAAAGTTACAATAAAAAAATAAAAGAAATAGAAAGTCAACTAGGAAACACAGGAAAGAAAATAACTGAGTTTGGAGAAAATATACAGAAGTCAGGTGAAAAGATAGAAAAAGCAGGAAAAAAAGTGTCTGCTTTTTCTGTTGCTACAATGACAGCATTAGCAACTTGTGCTAAAACTGCAATAGACTTTGAAGATGCTTTTACAGGCGTAGAAAAGACAGTTGATGGAACAGCAGAGCAGATGGAAGAACTAAAACAAGGCATAAGAGATATGGCAAAAGAAATTCCATCTACTACAACAGAAATATCAGCAGTAGCAGAAGCAGCAGGACAATTAGGAATACAAACAGAGGATATACTATCGTTTACTAGAGTTATGATAGACTTAGGAAATTCTACCAATCTATCAGCAGAAGAAGCAGCATCTGCACTAGCAAAGTTTGCAAATATAACAAAGATGTCAGCAGATGATTACTCAAGATTAGGTTCAGTTATAGTTGATTTAGGAAACAATTTCGCAACGACAGAAGCAGATATTGTGTCAATGGCAACAAAACTTGCCTCTACTGGAGAACTAACTGGCTTAACAGAAGCACAAATAATGGCACTTGCAACAGCAATGTCAAGTGTTGGAATTGAAGTAGAGGCACGGTGGCTCTGCTATGTCAAAATTATTGAAAAAAATACAAGTAGCAGTTGAAACAGGTTCTAATGAATTAACTGATTTTGCAAGTGTTGCAGGTATGACATCAGAAGAGTTTAAAAGAGCATTTGAAGAAGATGCTGTTGATGCATTAAGTGCTTTTATTGGTGGTTTAAATGATACTGAAAGAAATGGAAAGTCAGCAATATCAATATTAGATGATATGGGCTTAACAGAAGTAAGATTGTCTAATACAATTTTAGCCTTAGCAAGTTCTAGTGATGTAATGAACAAAGCTGTAAAAACAGCAAATAATGCTTGGGAAGACAATTCGGCACTAACAAATGAAGCGAACAAGAGATATGGTACATTAAAAAGTCAAATTACCACAGCTATTAACAAGTTAAAAGATATAGCAATTACGTTAGGAAACAAACTTATGCCATCAATTCAAAAAGTAATAGATGGATTTGGAAAATGGATTGATAAATTTAATGGATTATCAGAAAAACAAGTTGATATGATTGTAAAATTAGGCTTAATTGTAGCAGCAATCGGACCAGTAATAACGATTGTTGGGAAATTAACATCAGTAATAGGAGGCGTTACAAAAGGTATAGGGACAGTAGTTCAAGCAGTAGGAGTAATGCAAGGGACAATAACATCAACATCTACTGCTGTAAATGGACTAGCAAGTGTATTTAGTACTGTAACAAGTCCGATAGGATTAGCATGTATGGCGATTAGTGCAGTAGTAGCAGGAATTGCAATTGCAGTGAATAATGCAGAGAAAAATACTAAAGAAGCATTTTCTAATATGGGGAATGCAGCATCAGACTTTATAACAGGAATAAATAGTGCACAATCTCATTTAAGTGCATTCAATTCTGAATTGTTTGTTTCTTCTCAAGAACAGCAAGAACTACAGCAACAAATGGACGAAGTTCAAAAAGGAATAACGAATATTTGTAAAACAGCTTCGGACGAAAGAAGAGGATATACACAAGAAGAAATAGTACAGTTAGATGAATATTTTACAAAGTTAAGAGAGCTAAATGAGAGAGAAATACAAATACAACAGCAAATATCAACAGCTATAACTCAGCAAGCAGTGACAAATTCACAGACATTTCAAGGTTCTTTAGAGGAATATAAAATACAATCTCAAGAATGGTTAAGAACTGCGCAAGAGCAAAAGGACAAGACAATAGATTTAATCAATCAACAAACAATAGAAGAAGTGGCATTGCTTAATACCAGATATACTACAGAAGAAGAAAGACAAAGCGAAGCTTATCAAATTGAATACAATAAAATTATGGAACAAAAACAGGCTAAAATTGATGCTGCAAATGATGAAGTTGGTAAAGTCAGTGAAGTATATGCAAATGGATATCTTGAAAGAGCAAGTCAAGATGATGGATTTTATACTAAATTTAAAGAATATAACCAAAAAATAGAAGAGGAAAATCAAAGAAATGCTAGTGAATTAGAAAGAATACAAAATGATGCCTTGTTAACTCAATATAATAAAAATACAAACAAAGAACAAGAAAATTATAGACATCAAAAAGAATTACAAAAAATTTGGAAACAAATATATAAAGATATGGACGAAAGTCAAGAAGAACAACTTGGAGTATGGCTTGCTCAAGTAGCACAAACTGAATTATATGGTGGGCAAATTGATGAAGAAACAAAAGAAATTGTAGACTCTATAATGGAAAGCTATGATAGTATGCCAAATAAAACGCGAGAAGCAATGGAAAATGCAATGAAGCCAATGCTTGAAGAAATGGAGAAATCGGAGCCTAGTCTGTTTGCAAAAGCTTCATCTATTGCAAGTGGTATTTTATCAAGGCTTAAAAGTGCTTTTGATATACATTCTCCTTCAAGAAAAACTAGAGAAATATTCAAAAATGTAATGAAGCGGAATGGAACTTGGAATTGAAGATGAAGAGAAGAAATTATATAAGCAAGCAGATGATGTGGCAGACAATGTATTAGATAGTTTAGAAAAAGCTAATGAAGAAATTCCAACAAGAACATACAATTCATCAAATGCTAGATATAGCTTTCAAATGAATGTATATGTTCAAAAATTAGATAGTAACGAATTAGATAATATATTTAATTATATAAATAAAAGATTTGGAGCTGAGTATTAAATATGAGGGTAGCAGAATTTTACTTAGTAAATGAAAAAGGTCAAGAGTATTCTTTAATGGATGAGAAAGATTATTGCTTATTAACTGATGTATCTGGACTAGGATATAGTTATTCAACTCAATATGAGCAATTAGGAAATATTTTTATAACAACATTACGAACAATGGAACAAGGAAGAATTGATGGAACAGCAAAATTTAAAAATTATGATAATTTTAAAGCATTTGTAGATTTCATTGAAGCTTCTGAGAAACTAAAGTTTTTATATAAAATACCTTTGAAAAATAATAGAAAAGAGGCATATTATAAAGATGTTGTAATTCAAAGTGTTTCAAAACCTACAATAATAGGTGAAGATGAAAAGCTTCTTTCAATAGTAGCTTTTGATTGCCTAACACTTTGGTATCAAGATAAAGAAACGGTATTCACAATAAATAAACTAGAAGAAGAGATGCAATGGGATTTTAGATGGGATACTAGATTTGCAGATTATACTTCAAGAAGTATACCATTTACTAATGATGGTCATGTTGAGGCTGGTTTTAGAGTAGAAATGTATAATTATCTAATCAATCCAGGATTTTATATCATAAAAAATGGCAATGTTGTAAATAGTTTAAGAATACCAATTACAATTCAAAAAGGAGAAAAGATTATATATAATTCAAAAGATAATGAGATATTTTTAGAAAAACACAATATAGATGGAAGCTTTGAAAATTTATTTAAACAAGAATACATAGATTTGAACAACAACAATATATTTAAAATTCCAAAAGGTGCAAGTGAAATTTCGATTGTTGCAGATAACAATATTTATGATGCGAAATTAAATATATATAAGGAACATAAGGTGGTTTAAATGAACAGTATAGCTTATTTTTTAGATAAGAATACTTTTGAAATTAAAGAAGTTGTTCAAATTAAAAATTATCAAATAAATATAGATGAAGAAACTAATGCAAAGACTTCTATATCAATATTGAAAAATATTAGCGTTAAGGATAAAGATATAATATTTATTAAAGAAAACGAGAAGACGCAATATATGGGAATAATTGAAGCACCAAATGCAAGTAATGATGCAATATATGAAATTAAAGCAAAATATATAACCAATTTATTTGATAGAAAAATAGTTTTAAAGAATGAAAATATCATAAGTGAACAGGGAATTGAAGATTTTATTGCATATACTATCAAAAATGAGTTCTTAAATAGCGATGATACATTATTAAATTTGAATTATATAGATATAGAAGTACTTACACATACTAAAAAGAATTTTTCTGTATCTACACAAAATGGTATCTATAATTTTCATACTTTTATGAATAATTGTACTCAAAACTATGGCATTTCTTATGTGTTTTCTGTTATAAATGGTCGATTAAAAATTGCAATTAAAAATATTGAAAATGAAGAAGCAATATTGATTGATGCAAATACTTCTAATATTATGAATTATAACGAGGTTTTAAGTACTAATGTTACTGCTAAAGTAACTGTGTTTTGTGAAGAAAACAATCAAGAATATGATTATTTTTTACTAAATGATAGAACAACAACAACTGACAGAGACGATACAAATAGAGCTGTTGGAGAAATAGAAGTAATATATGAAAGACAAGAGGCTGATGTAAAACAAGCGGCTTTAAATGTTTTTAAAAGCAATTCATATAGCCATTTAATACAATTTGATATTAGTAAAGATACGAGACTGTATGATGTTCAAAATTGGCAAATAGGAGCATTAGTAAAAATCAAAAATAAAGATGGAGATATTATAGACACATATATATCAGCAATTACAATTAACAAAGATAACCCTATATACTCGATTAAAACGGGTAATATTAGGGTTAATTTTTTAGACAAAATTAAACAAGAAAAATATAAGGAGGGATAAAAGATGTTAAGACGGACATGTATTCAATAAACAGTTATTTTCAAGTGAATGTTTTGCATTATTTATTGATACTTTTTTGGATAAAAATAGTGGAGTTGTAACAGGTTGTGAACTTTCGCATACAGCAGATACTATTAGTATAGATGATGGATATTTCTGTGTTAGAGGCAGGTTTTTGCAAGAAGAAGGAGGGTCTACAATCAATATAGAAGCAACTACACAAAATGATATCTATTGCAAAGTGGTTTGTGAAATTGATTTATCACAAGAGAATACTACTAGTGAATTAAAACAAGTATCTTATAAAGTTTTGTCATCAAGCAATAGTTATCCAGTTTTACAACAAGAGGATATTACAGCAGTAGGACAAGGGGAAATATATCAATTTGAACTTGCACGATTTAAAGTAACAGAATATGGTATTGAAGATTTTGAGGATAAAAGGACTTATTTGGACTTTAACTCTATATATTCAGAAATAAGGCGAAATATAGATGCATTTTTACAACGAACAAATATTACAACTAAAGAACAGATAGATGCTTTGATTTCAGATTTAAAAATCTATTGTGATACTGCAAAAGAGGTTCTTGATGGCGATGTTGTAATGAATTTGATAAATTTAATCAGTAATAAAGCAGACCCTATAATATCAAAAACAATAACCTTACAAGCATCAAACTGGGTACTAAACAAAGAAACAGAAAAATATGAATATACTATAGAAGATAGTGGCATAACAGAAAATCACCAAGTGAAAGGATATGGAGATTTTGAAACTAAGTTAGTAGATGGCTATACAGAAACTTATAATGGCAGTTTTAAAATAATAACCACGCAATTACCAGAGGAAGAAGTATCATTAGATATCACAATAGAGAAAACTGTTCGAAAGGGAGGAACGCAATGATTGGACCAATATATGGCTTACAAAAAGTTGAAAGAATACCGACAGGAGATGTTACAGATTTAAAGATTAAAACAGGCAATGCAAAGCTAACAATATTCTGGGGAGAACCTAGGGATAGCAACTGGAAGAAAACAAAACTTGTAATGAAGCAGGGAAGCTATCCAAGAAATGCTGCTGATGGAATTGTGCTGGTAACGAATGAGGAGAGAGACAAGTATAAGACAGCAGGTTTTGAAGTAAACGATTTAACAAATGGAGAAACATATTATTTTCAGCTTTTTACATATAGTACTGATAATGCAGTAAACAAGAATGAGGTAAACAGGATACAAGGAACACCAAAGCCATACAAGGTAATGACTGCTGTAATTGACCTAACTAACCCAGACCCAGCAACATGTATAACATATGCAGATGATGCTGTAGGAATGACACCTGGCAGTGACGAATGGGACGAGTGGTTTGGTGAGTATCCTTGTCTGTTTAAGGAAGGACAAGAAGTAGGTAGATTAAACCCTAACAATTTC